ATAGAATTTTTAAGAGATCAATTAGAAAAAGCATTAAGTGATATTGAAGATTTAAAAGATAAGGTTAGAGCAAATGGGACGAGTCACTAGAAAAATAGTTGAGTACATTAGTGATATGGAAAAGAAAGCTAAACAAATGAGCTTTATAAGAAATTTAAAAAAAGAAGTTGAAACTGGCAAACATGGTACACAAAAGTATGTCATTAAACAAGGACAAAACAAAGGTAAAGTATTATGATTGAAACAGTTGTGGCTTTACTAATGATAGTAAATAATGAAATTAAAGAACATAGAATACAAGTTTCTATGAGTGATTGTTTAAAAGGTAAAAGAGTAGCTTCAAGAGCAATAGACAATAATGTTTCTTACCAATGTATTAAATCAAAAGCAGAATTAGAAAAAAATATTGATGGAAGTTTATCGATAAAGAAGCTAATACTGGAGTAGATGATTCAAAAAATCGAAGAAGTTTTAGATAGAAAAGAAAACGAAAATTTAAAACAATTACTATTGATATGTTCCGATTGGCGTATATCTATAGATAATGCTAAAAACGGTTATACTGTTGATAATGGTTTTTGCTGCATTCCACAATCAAAACAAAACATAAACACTTCAAAAGAAAATAAAGAATTAACTGAAATAGCAGATACAATTGCTGCAAGAATTAAAAAAAAATTAAATATAAATGCAGATGTTGTAAGATATTATTACAATTTATATACTAAATCAGCAGTAGGGTCTTTACATGTTGATGAGAATGATGATAACTTTTTGTCAATTGTGTATAGCATCGATGACGATGGTTATACAATTATAAATGACGAGAAACATTATGATAAACCAAGACAAGCTAAAATCTTTAATAGCAATATCTTGCATTGTGGAAGTCCACCAATTTACAACAAATTCAGATTTAATTTAAATATTGTATTAGAACTAAAGGAAAACTATGAACTTAAGCCGTAATTTTACTCTTTCAGAGTTAACTAAATCAGATACTGCAATTAGGAAGGGAATTAATAATAATCCTAACGCAGAACAAATAGAAAAATTAAAAGGTTTGTGTGAAAATATTTTACAGCCAGTACGTGATCACTTCGGCAGAGTTAAGGTAACCAGTGGATTTCGAAGCGTGGATTTATGTATGGCTATTGGCAGCTCTGCAAATTCGCAGCATGCCAAAGCTGAAGCCGCAGACTTCGAATGTGTTGGAGTCGACAACGCTGAACTTTTTGATTGGATTAAAAATAACCTTGAGCCAGATCAACTGATCCTCGAATACTATACGCCTGGAGAACCTAACAGCGGATGGATACATTGCAGTTGGATTGAAGGAACACCAAGAGCTAGTTTTTTACATGCGTATAAATCAGAGGGAAGAACTAAATATAAACCAATATTAGGATCAGCCAAAGAACTTGTGTGAGAGATATAATTGTTATTTCTGATATCTTTGACAAAGGGTTAGGAGATCATTTCTGTGCTTCAGCTGCACTTAGGTCTTATTACAATAACAATTTTCAAGCTCATAAAATTGTGCTGTTTTCACAATATCCTGATCTGTATGCACAACAAACTTACATAAATCAATCATTTGGTTTAGAACATTTAGCTGCATTAGATTATGGTGCTAAAACTGATTTTGAATATGAAAAGATAATACATCTTTATTCAAAGAAAGATTTTAAAGATAAAACAAATATTGTTGAACAATATTGTGAAAAACTTGGAGTAAAGCCTGAGCATTATCCTAACTTTGAAATAAGACATAATAGGTATAAATTTGATAAGACAATACTACTAGCTTTAGAAACAGGTCAAAAACATAAGAGTGTATGGAATGCTAAAGAGGTAGAACAAGAATTAATAAAAAGATTTCCTCAATTTAACTTTGTTACAACTAAACAATTTGAACGTCTGCCTGCTGACCATTTACCTGAAATTTGCAGCAAGATGTCAGGGTATGTGTCTATTAACTCTGGTTATTATCATCTTTTACATAATAAAGAGTATATTAAAAAAGGCATACATTTGTATGTAGATGATGTTTATAAATACAAGTTTGGCTATAAAGACTCAGTACATTATAAATTTGATAAGATCATCAATGTTGATAATCTCTGTGAAGTATTCTATAATACCTTATGCCAATAGGAAGAACTGCAATACCAAAACAAATAGATGGAAAGCTTAGAGGAGCGAGAGATGAAAAAAAGAAGAAAAGACGTGTCATCTCCAAATTATATCGCAAAAAGCCTAAGGTCTTCAAAGTTTAGTCAAAAAGTGCTACAATCTAAGAAGTTGTACAACCGCAAAAAGGAGAAGTCATACACTCTCAAAGCGGCCGCTAATAAGGAGAACAAATAATGGCTACATCTGGAACAGTTGCTTTTAATTTAAGCATAGATGAAATTATTGATGAGGGTTATGAGAGATGTGGTTTATCTACTAACTCTGGTTATGATATGCGTTCAGCAAGAAGAAGCTTAAATCTTCTTTTATCTGAATGGGGTAATAGAGGAATACATCTATGGAAAGTAGCTTTGCATGAAGCAGCTTTAGTTTCAGGACAAGCTGAGTATGCTGTAAGCTCTAGTGTAAGTGATGTACTAGAAGCTTTTGTTTCTTCTACAGCTGCATCAGGTGATAGTGCAAGTACTCAAGATATATCTTTATCAAAAATTGACAGATCTACATATGCTGCTTTACCAAATAAGTTATCTGTAGGACAACCATCACAATATTATGTTGCAAGAGAAACAACACCTAAAATTTATTTATACCAAGCACCTGATTTAAATACTTATACAACTTTAAAATACTATGTGATAAAAAGAATTGAAGACGCTGGAGCATATACTAATGACCCCGATGTAGTTTATAGATTTTTACCTTGTTTAGCTGCAGGTATGGCTTACTACACGTCTATGAAAAAAGCTCCTCAACTTGTTCAACAAAATAAATTAATTTATGAGGATGAACTAAAAAGAGCTTTAGATGAAGATGGTCAAAGAGCTTCTACGTTTATATCACCTCAGACATATTTTGGAGATGGTGTATAATGGGTAAGTTTGCAACTGGAAAAAGATCATTAGCTATATCTGATAGATCAGGACAAGCTTTTCCATATAATGAAATGGTAAAAGAATGGAATGGTTCATTAGTGCATACATCTGAATATGAACCAAAACATCCACAGATTAGAAGACGAAGACAAGTATCTGATGCAATAGCTTTACAGAATGCAAGAGTACAAAAGTTTCAACAACCTATACAACCATTTATAAATAATCCTACAAGTGATGTGACTATAACTAACTCTGGTGGAAGAATGGTTGGTGTTGCTAATTTAGAATTACCTGGAGACTTCGCATTCAAAACACAAGATTTTGAAATTACAAGAAATGGAGTAACTTCTATACTTCATTCTATGATTCCAGAAGATCCTGCTTTACAAAATAGAAGAAGACAATTAAACGCACAATTGGGTGCAGTAACAGTGGTAACATAATGGCAGTAACATACGCAAATTTTTTAACACAAATTAGAAACTACACAGAAGTAGATAGTAATGTTTTGACTGATGCTATTATTCAAGATTTTATAAGATCTGTGGAATTAGATATTGCAGGTAAGGTTGATTATGATGATTTAAGAAAATACTCAAACTCTACGTTTACTGCTTCAAACAGATATGTAAGTCTTCCATCTGATTTAACAATTATTAGATCTGTTCAAGTAATTAGCGGTTCTACTAGAACATTTTTAGAAAAAAGAGATACAAGTTTTATATCTGAATATAATAACAACGCAGCTACAGGACTACCTAAATATTATGCTAATTGGGATGACTTCAATTTTATAGTAGCTCCAATCCCTGATTCTAATTATAGTGTACAAATAAACTACATACAGGATCCACCTCAATTTACTTCATCTACCGAAACTTTTATTTCTAAGTATCAGGAGTCTATGTTATTACATGGGACACTAGCTGAAGCATACCGGTTCTTAAAAGGGCCTATGGATCTATACAACCTCTATCAAAAGAAGTATGATGAAGAAGTACAAAATTTTGCTCTTCAACAAATGGGGAGAAGAAGACGTGCAGAATACGATGATGGAGTGCCAAGAATTAAGGTTCCTTCACCATCGCCAAATTAATAATTTAGAAGGAGGCCTACTATGGCAATAACAACTAACGCAATCTGTAATTCTTTTAAAAAAGAATTATTAGAAGCAAAACATGACTTCACTCAGACTACTGGTGATAAATTTAAATTATCTATGTACACTAGCTCAGCAACTTTAGGTAAATCTACAACTTCATTTACAACTGGTAACGAAGTTACGTCACCTGCTGGATACACTTCAGGTGGAGGTGCTCTTGTTAACACAGGAACATCATTAGCTTCAAACACAGCTATAACTGACTTTGCAGACCTATCGTTTACAAACGTTACATTAACTGCGAGAGGTTCACTAATTTATAATACATCTAACTCTAATAGTGCGGTGGCTGTATTGGATTTTGGTGGTGATAAGACTGCAACTAGCGGAACTTTCACTATTCAATTTCCTGCGTTTACAACCTCTGCTGCAATATTAAGGATTGCATAAGAAGTAAAAGGTATGAATGTCGAAAACATGGGGTGCACTTGATTGGGGACAAGGTAGCTGGGCAGCACAAGGTGATGCCGGTGTTACTGTTACTGGTCTAAGTGCCTCCACGACAATCACAAATGTAGTACCTGACACTGAAGTTAATTCAGGTTATGGTAGAGCAGCTTGGAGCGAAGGTTCTTGGGGTATTGCTGGAGATGTATTAGCTCAAGGGCAACAATTACAAACACAAATTACAGCAGTCGTTGTCGATAACGAAATCAACGTAGGTTGGGGTGGAGACACTTGGGGAGAAAATGCTTGGGGAGAATTATCAGGTGTTTATCAAGATGTAACTGGACAATCATTAACACCAACAACAGGTTCACCAACACCTAGAGGTGATTGTAATATTGAAGTAGGATCTGTTAGCTTAACATCATCTATTGGCCAAGGTATATACGGAGTATCATTTACTTTTGATGCTACTGGGTTATCTTTATCTACCTCAATGGGAGAAGAGACAATTGGAATAGGTGTAAACGTAACTGGATCACAACTTCAAACAACTCCTGGAGGAGTAACTATTGATGAAAGCTTACTAACTGGAATTGGTTGGGGTAGAAGAGCTTGGGGTAACCTTGCTTGGGGTGAAGCATATTCAGTAGTATTAACTGGACAAGAATTATCATCTTCAATTGGTGAAGAGACAGCGTTTACAGATGTTACTGTATCTGTCACTGGACAAGAAATGTCTATGACTTTAGCTGGTAACTTCTCAATACAAATTGACCAAGATATATTTGTATTTGCAACAGAAGACCAATTAGATTTATCATTAGGTAACTTTAGTTTAGAACAAAGCACTAATGAAACAGCTACCGGACAACAATTAACAAGCACTACTGGAGACGTAGAAGCATTTCAAAACACGCCTGTTGATGTAACAGGAATATCACTATCTTCAAGCTTAGGTTCTATTAATTTAATACAATCAACCGTAGAGCCTGTAACAGGTATTGCAGCAACTTTGGAACTAGGGGACGAAGAAGAAATTCCAGGACAAGTTATAGGTGTGACGGGTCAGGCCTTAACATCAGCTGCAGGTTCTGTAACAATTGCAGCAAATGCTGATGTTTCATTAACTGGCATATCATTGACTTCTTCAGTAGGTGCACCTAATATAACTGCGTGGGCTGAAATAAACCCAGGTGTAAACAATGTTTGGGAGCCTGTTGACTTAGCCGCTTAGCAATAGTAAAATTATACTTAAATTAGGAGAAAAAAATTTATGGCATCTAATTATTCATCTGACCTTGCACTGGAGTTAATGACCACTGGTGAAAACGCTGGTACATGGGGAGATAAAACTAATACAAACTTAAACTTAATTCAACAAGCAATCGCTGGTTATGAAGCAGTAGCATTAGCTGATGGTGGAACAGTAACACTAGTTATGTCTGATGCAGCATTATCAAATGCAAGAAACATGGTAATTAAATTTACTGGTACTTTAACTGGAGCTTCTGCTGTACATATTCCAGACTCAATAGAAAAATTTTATATATTTGATTGTTCTGCTGTTACAGGTGTAACAAACTTAACTATCAAAACTGTTAGTGGAACTGGCTTTACTGTAGGCGAAGCAAAAATTATAGCTGCTTACACAGACGGAACTAACTTAAACGAAATTGCACTTAATACAATTGGTGGTACAATTGGTACTGCTCAAATTGATGACGATGCAATTACAAACGCTAAGATTGCAGACGATGCGATTCAAGCTGCACAAATTTCAAACAACGCAGTTGTAACGGCAGGCATTTTAGATGCAAATGTAACTACTGCTAAAATTGCGGATGATGCAGTAACTCAAGCAAAAATTGCAGATGATGCTGTTGGTGCTGACCAACTTGTTAACACTGCAGTAAGTGCAGGAACTTACACAGCTGCAACTATTACAGTTGATGCTCAAGGAAGACTTACTGCTGCTTCTGCAGGAGCTTCTGCAGTTCCAGATATGATACTTACTCAATCATTTGTTGGCCCATCTTCTGGAACTTTTACAAAATCAACTAACGCTAATTTTGTTGGGTCTTACATTGTTGGTGGCGGAGGAAATGGTGGTAACAACCAACCTGGATTTAACTCAACTGGAGGAACTGGTGGAAAAGGTGGCTTCGGTTATTTTGCTGCACCCTCAGGAAGTCCATTAACAGTCCCTTACTCTATTCCTGGCCCTGGTGGAGGAACAACAAATCTTTCAAACATTGGTAGAGCTAATGGTGGAGGTGAAGGACAAACTGGAAGAAACTCTAATGGATTTAGAGGAGCTCCTGGTACTGTCGGAAGTATTACAACTGCTCCATCAAACATTGCAAATGTTTCTTATGACTACGGAGGAAACACAGGTTTTGCGGATAATATAAGACTTATTATTACTGGTTCAAACAACATCGGTTCAGGTGGCCCTAACGGAACAGCACCGGGTTCACAAGGAAGACCAGGCGGAATAATAGTTTATGAGGATTTAGGTACGTAATATGGCAACATTAATTAAAAGAGATAACGGAACTATGCATAAAGTCTGTTTGACTGAAGCACACGTAAATGCACAAAACCTTCAAGAAGAATTATATACTGAAGGACAATACACTAAAATGGAAATTTCTACAGCTGAGGCAAATGATGTAAGACATGGAAACAAACATTACATTGAAAATGCTTGGGTTGTTTCAGAAGATAGAGAAGCTCCTGAAGATGGAATTAAAACACATCACTTTCTTAACAAATCAGATTTTGATGGAGCAGTTGCTGCAGAGATTAAAATTTTTGAACATTTCTTAGCACTCAATCCTGATAATGCTATGGCAGCAGAAATATCAACTTATGTTGATGCTCTTAAAGCTTTAGATACTTCTGGTATTAGTTTCCCATTAGCACATAATGTATGTAGCTATATGGAATCTACAGGTACTACTTCATTCAGTCCTTTACAATGTCCTTAATAATTGATATTTAGCCTTATGGCTAATATCATTGAATTTTCTGCTTCTCCAGAATATTTAGCGACACCCGACATTGAAAAACCTGTTCCTATAAAAGTTAATATACCTAAATGGTATAAAGACTTAGAACATAAGATGGAGAAGTTAACTGTAAAAGGTTGTATGCCTTTTCTTGATACTTTGTCATCAGGGTATTTATTAAAACTTCCACAAGATATAGCTATAGGTCTAGATCATTTTGATGATGATGGTAATCCATTAATGCACGTAAGATACTCTTTACAAACTGATATAGGCCCTAAAGAGGGTACAAATTTAAATCATGGGGATCATGAATCTACTCATCCAGTATTTCAATTAGGTGATTCACCTATGGTTGCTAAAAATAATGGCAGACCTTTTCACAAAATAATTAGTCCTTGGAGAATAAAAACACCACCAGGATATAGTTGTTTATTTTTACCACCTATGAATAACTATCATGAACCATGGAGTATTATTCCTGGGATTGTAGATACTGATAAATTTACACTAGAAGTTAATTTTCCTACAATTGTTGATGCAGAAAAGATTAAAACTAAGTATAAACAATTTTTAATGAAGAAAGGCACACCTTATGTTCAAATCATTCCTTTTAAAAAAGAAAGTTGGCAAATGAATATTAAACCACTAGAAAACAAAAAAAGTGTCTTTTTATATCCAATGAAATTACTACATAACTATAAAACAGCTTTTTGGAGAAAGATTACATGGAAATAAGAAGTTTTGTACAAGTTTTTGATAATGTATTACACCCTGAGGCTATAGCTTGTTTGCTGCAATGGTTAAATAAAACAGACAGATTTGATAAAGCCGATGTTATAAATGATGCAGGCAAAACTAGAAAAGGTGTATTGAGAGAAGATATAAGAAAAACAGAAGCTTTTGGATTACACCCCTTAGATAAAGAATTGACTTCTGTACATTGGTTTAATGTACTACGAATGAAGATTGAACAACAAGTTAATAATTATAGAATACTTCATCCTAATTTAGATTTACATCCACAAAAAGTAGAAGAAATAAATGCACTTAGATATAAACCAGGTGGCTTTTATAAGTATCATACTGATTATCATATTAAGTTTCCAAGAGTCTTAAGTACAATTACATTACTTAACAATGATTATAAAGGTGGACAACTTTGTTTTAGAAACCCTTCGAAAGAAGAAGATTCAGAATTTTGTATAGATGTTAAACCAGGACGAATGATAATGTGGCCAAGTAATTTTTTATATCCACATGCTATCAAGCCAATAACAGAAGGTACTCGTTATAGTATAGTGGGGTGGGTATGGTAGAACGTGTAACAAGACCATTTAAGTATAGAGTAATAAAAGGTTTTTTAGATAAAACAGAAATTAAATTATTAACTGATTATACTAGAATTAAACACAGACTTAATAGAGAAACATTTGATCTTGAACAAAGTAATAATTATGCAACCATTTTTTATAAAGACCCTTTAACAGAAACAATTATGTTACAAAAAAAAGAAATGATGGAAATAGAAACTGGTTATAAATTATTTCCAACTTATTCTTTTTTTAGAATGTATACTTTTGGATCTGATCTAAAACCTCATACTGATAGATCTTCTTGTGAAGTGAGTGTAACTGTATCTATTGGTTCTGATGGAACTCCTTGGCCTATCTATATGGATGGTAAAGAAGTGATGTTAGAACATGGAGATGCAGCAATTTATTTTGGTTGCGAAATACCTCACTGGAGAAAACCATTTAAAGGTGATTGGTATGCACAAACTTTTTTACATTATGTAAATAAAGATGGGCCACACAAAGAGTGGTTAAAAGATAAAAAACTGTTATGGGGCCAAACCGAGGAGGATTAAATGCAAATACAACAAAATGAAGACGGCAGTGCAGATATACTTTTTGAAGATAGTGAAATTACTATTTTAACACAAAAAAAGAAATTACATTTAGATGCAGAAGGTTTGCGGCATTTTGGTAATATTTTGGTAAAGATTGTATCTGATTGGAATCTTAACTTTAACGAAGATTTAAAAAATAAAACAACACAGGATACTACACGTGTTAAGTTTAAATGATAACACTGATTGATAATTTTTATCCAGATGAATTATATGCTGATGTTTTAGAACAAGTCAAAACTTTTGATTTTAATCCTAGTCATCAACCTTGCAGAAAAGATATAAACAGATACCAAGCTTATCCTGTTTATGAAACTAATGATTTGAAAAAAGACAATCCTGCATATCAATATTTAGAAAAGAAATTACAAGAGTTTAAATTAAAACCTTTTAAAATGCATACCTTTTATAGAAAAACATTGTTGTCAGAATTAAAAAAAAGTTTATCTTGGGATAACTATGCGAAACATATTGATGGTGGAGGTATATCTTTAGCAGGAGTTATTTATCTAAATACACAATCTATTCAAGATGGCACATCATTATATAATGACTTTTCAGATTATGAACCTACACTTACAGTTGCAAGTAAACCAAATAGATTTATAATGTATAACTCAAATATAATACATAGTCCTGGTGTAAGACAGTGGCAGGAAGAACGTATTATACAACCATTTTTTATAGAATATGCTTAAGGACGTTTTAAAAATAGAAAAACCATTAGAAAGACAATCTTGGTTATATGCATTTGATCTTGGTAAAATTGATACCGATTATTTTATTAAAAGAATTGATCACTTTGTAAAAGACGAAACTAATGCAAACTATGAAACAAATGTAAGAGGTAAAATGACTAATAATATATTTATGGAAGATCAACAATTTGTAAATATATTACATGTATGTAAAACTTATATAGGTTCTTTTTCTAGAGTATGGGATCATCCTTGGATATTACAAGATGCATGGGGAGTAAGAAATGATTA